CCGACAGCAGATGGCGGCAATGTGTTTGTATCCACGGCCGAGACGCCGGGACCATTCGATCAGGATTCGCCGCTCTTCTCCAGCGTGGCCATGACGCTGGTCGACTTCACCAAGGACTTGGTGCTGACCAATGATCTGCGCGAGATGAGCGATGTAGGTCTGCTCGATTTTCTGACGCGTTGGGTTGGGCAGGCGCTGGCGCTGACGCACAACAGCGCACTCGTTACCGAAGTGCTGGCGGATGGCACGAGTGTGGCGCTGGGGACCGCGGCCGCGGCGACGGCGGGTGATCCTGAAACAATGGAGGGCGCGCTACAGGCGGAGTATGCCGACAATGCCTATTTCCTGATGAGCCGCGCGACGTTGTTCAAATATAGGAAATTGACGGGCTCACCGTTTTTGTATCAGACAACGCCGGCTGGATTCAAGGCACCTCAGTCGCGACAGCTGGGCGAATCACTGTCTTTCATGAGCTCCTTCATGCCGGCGGTTGGTGCGGGGAACAAAAGCATTGCTTTCGGCGATTTCAGTTTCGTCGGTATGCGCGAGACGCCGCTGACGTTTCTGTACGATCCATACAGCAAGGCATCGACCGGGCGCGTGGTGCTGCATTATTACACGCGCATCGTCTACAAGGTGACGAACGCAGACGCGATTCTGTACGGTAAACATCCGACAGCGTGATAACGCAATGTCATTGTTGATCTTCACGCCGACCTGGATCAGTCCCATAACAGGCGAGGATGCGGTGCATCCGGCCTGCGAGGCCTCGATTAAGATCCAGGTCGGCGTGGAATTCGACTGGTATGTGACGGCCGACAATCCGTGGCCGGTCTATGACGAACGCGGCGAGCATGTCTATCACTATGAGAACGTGCTGCACCAGTATTGCGAGGCGCGGAAATATTTCCTGAACGGGAATTGGGATACGCTGCTCACCGTCGAGCACGACAACGTACTGCCCGACCCGGAGGCGGTGCAACGGCTGATGAGCACGCCAGGTGATGTGGTCTATGCGCCGTATCTGTTACGGCACGGGCAGAAGATTCTCAGCACGTTTCAATGGATTAACGATCGCAATCTCGGCATGAGCCTGAGCAACTATCGCGCGGAATTGAAGCACGCGCGCGAGAATGTAGTGCATCGGGTAAGCGGGGCTGGATTTGGTTGCACATTGATCCGGAGGCATGTGCTGATGGAGATCGAGTTCACCGGCGCGAGCGATCGGGATCAGAATAAATGTCCAGATCTGCGTTTCGCCGAGGATTGTTTGAGGCGGCGCTTCATTAGTAATGGCCGTTTCGATGTGCCGGTCATGCACTATGACGGTGACTATTGTTTTCATCCGTTTCAGAGTCGGAGGAATGGCGTGGATAAATACATCGCGCAGGAGACGGTAAGAGCCTTTGCGGCCGGGCGAATCGTGCAGCTCACACAGGGCGACGAGATCGAGCTGACTGAGGAAGAGGCGTTGGAATTATCGCGCTGCGGCTACATCGATCCCGCGCAGATTCATTTGCGCGCCGTGCGTCCACCAGTGACACCGCCGATTGTGCAGGCCACAGAACCGCCAGTCCTGAAGGCTGAAGATTCTCATCTGGTATCGACGCCGCTGGCGAAGCGTCCGCGGAGACCTACGGAGCGCAAATGAGCGAAGGTACGTACCGCGTTATTGTTCCGCCGACGATCGAGCCGGTCACACTGGCCGAGGCAAAGGCGCAATGCCGCGTCGATATTTCGACCGACGATGCCTATATCACTTCACTCATCACGGCCGCGCGCGAGCATTGCGAGGGCATTGACTGGTGCGCGTACATGACGCAGACGCTGGAGCTCTGGCTGGAGGACTGGCCGCTCGACGATGAGATCGAACTACCCCGGCCGCCATTGCAGAGCGTGAGCAGCGTTAAGTATTACGACGTGAACGATGTGGAGTATACGCTGGCGACGACGGTCTATGCGGTAGATGTAGTGAGCGTGCCGGGCCTGATCCATCTGCGGTATCTACAAACATGGCCGATCTTGCAGCTGCGCGATTACAATGCGATCAAGATCACTTACATAGCCGGCTGGGATTCGGCGGCCTACATGCCGGTAGTCATCAAGCAGGCGATGCTGCTGTTGATCGGACATTGGTACGAGAACCGCGAAGGTATTCTTGTCGGTTCGATCAGTAAATCGATCGAGTTCGGCGTGCATGCGCTGCTCGCGCTGAACAGCGTGAAGGAGTTTTGAGATGTTCCGGAAGATATCGCCATTTCTGATGATGAAGGACTTCATCGCGCTATCTGGCGATGGGCGCCAGCCGGCATCAGCGGATTCAGCGAGGGTGGCCACCCTCGCCAGAAATGGCGACACTGCAGCGCAGCCGTTCGATAACTTCCAGCATGGCATAACGTTGCGCGGGCTCCATGCGTTCCAGGCGAGCCTGCCAGCGGAATTGCTGGCGTCTGATGCGCTCGCGTTCTCGGAAATTTGCGCCAAGATAGCGATAATCGTGCAGCTCGAATGGTTGAGGATAGTTCAGCCACAGCCATTCAGTTGCCGGCGATCCGCCGCGGGTCCGCGTATGGATCGTAATGGTGCGCCAATCGCTCAACTCGGCGGCATACAATTCGGAATAGTAACCAGAGAGAATCACGCGGCAAGGCAGAGCCAGGAGGCATCGCAACAAACGGCGATGTTCGAGCGGGGTCATCATTTCATGCGCGTAGATGCGGCGCTGCGAGCGGCGCGTTTCCAGCAGATAGGGCGGATCGCAATAGAGGACCGCATCGTCAGGAATAGAGTTAGCGGCCGTTTGTCGATCGAGCCACGATATCGCATCGCCACAAATGATGGTGATGACGTCGGCATCGTTATTTTTGGCGATTATCGACGCCAGAGCCGCACAGACTGCAGCATCGCTATCAATGGCGATGCTGGACAGGGCCGGGCGCTTATATCTGAGCACTGCGGCAGAACCGGCAAACGCCTCGATATACATCGAGTGTGGCGGGATCTGGTTGATAATGGTTTGATAGATGCCGGGAGCGTTTTTTCCGCCTGGATAGTTCACCTGGTCACCTCATTAGTTCTGATGATGCGGTCCGCAACCGTCAGAAATGGCAATATCGACGACATGGCCATCATCGCACAAAATGACGATGGTGTCAAGAGGCAAACGTGCGCGCCGGCGAATTGAGACAGCGCATCACCATCGAGCAAAACACGCCGACCCGCGACACGTTCAGCGCGGAGGTGCCGCATTGGTCAACCTTTGCGACACTCTGGGCCAAGATCGAGACGGTCAGCGGCGCGGAGACGATCGAGCAGCAGCAGGCGACAGCCAGGCTCACGCACCAGATGACGATCCGCTATTATCCCGGCATCGCACCCGCCATGCGTGTGAGTTGGAGCGGGCGGCTATTCGACATCCAGGCCGTCATCGACGACAACGTGAAGCACCAAACGATCCTGCAATGCGCCGAGGCGATCCATGCCTGAGCCGTTCAAGGTCAGCGTTAAAGTGGAAGGCGGGCCGCAGCTGCTAAAAGAATTCGCGGCGCTGGGCGGCAACGTGCGCAGCACCTCACGCTCGGCCATCCGCGCCGGCGCGAAGGTCATCCAGGCGCAGGCCGAAGTGAACGCGCAGGCGATCGCTACGCGGCCGGCCAAGCACACGCAGATCAAAATCAGTCAGCGCGTGAAGGGCACCATCGAGGCGATGATCGGGCCGTCGAAGCGCAAATGGTTCTACCGGTATTTTGAAACGGGCGTGACGCCGCACGAGATCACCGGCGCGCCGCTAGTGTTTGAGGGCGACGCGGGATTAGTTGTGATTGGCGGTGTGAATCATCCCGGCCTGGTGGCGCGGCCGTGGCTGCGGCCGGCTTTCGACAGCAAGCAGGGCGAGGCGCCGGCGGCGATCGAGGCTGCGTTTCGCAAGGCCATCGAGGACCGGCGCGCGATTATCGAGAGCGACGCGAACGACAATGGCGACGATTGAGGAAGCGGTGATGAACAGGATGCTGGCCACGAGCGCGATCACGACGCTGATCGGGTCCGGATCAGCAGCGCGCTTGTATCCGCTGGT